TTAGATAACTAAGTTAATTCTAAGGTTTCTTTAATAACTTAGGTGGTACTTTGATTATATAAGAAACCTTAGATAAAGTCAATTAATAATTTGATTTTAGGAGGTGTAAAATTGTACGAAAAATTTGCGGGTTTATTAGATAAAACAAACAAAACAGCTTACCAAGTTTCGAAGGATACGGGGATATCAACGGCTACCTTGTCTAGTTGGAAGAATGGAGAGTACACGCCGAAGATTGACAAAATAAAAACCTTATCTGATTACTTCGGCGTATCAATCGAGTATTTCTTAGAGTAGGAGGTGAGAAGATGGGTGAATATATTGATTCGTTACAAGGAATCACTTATGAGCAGTGGGTGAAGTTAAAAATTGCAGTTGACAGACAGTTCGATATGAAAAGAAAAGAGCTGGACGCAACAATCCAGCTCGATACTGAAAAGGTGTCTGATATCATCCGTTCACAATTTGGATGTAAATCGGATTGATTCGCCAATCGTTCCCTTTGTAATAGATGTGGACGTAGTCTAATCCATAGAAAGTATCCAAAAGGTCTTCTGGGCGTTTATCTGGAGCATAAACGGGAGCTCCTTCTTTCCACCAGAGATATGGGGACTTATGCCATTCACTTATTACACAGTCGGGGTCGTCATTTAGACACACCAAAAAGAAATACAAGTCAGGAGGTGATACGCATGAGCGAGATTATCAGAACGCCGGCGATTGCAAAGATAATCGGTTGTACGGTGAATCAAGCAAGATATAATATCCGGAATAATGTTTGGCACTTTGGAAGGGTAGTAAAGCGTGGAAACAAAAGATTTTGTGAATCAACGATAACGGATGTTGCAAAGTATATTGGAATCAGCAGGGAAGAGGCAATCCGGAGACTTGAAGGAGGTGAGGACAAGCAGTGAACTGGAACAGAAGAAAAGCACTCCCTGATTGGGAGAAGCGGAGAATCCGTAACAGACATGAGAAATATTTGCGTAAGGAAAAGAGAACAGCTTGCGTAATGGCTCTTTTGGTACTGGCGATAATTGTCGTCGGGATTGTAGGGCAGATAATTTTAATAGGAGGTGTGTAGCTATGGAAGAAATCAAGGTGATGCAGTTCGAACGCTCGGATGTCTTGCGACAGAGAAGATTGAAGAATCAGTTGGCAGTAAAAGAGTTTCGTGACGAGTTGTTGTTCCGCAGAATTATGACAGGCGGTGTGATGGTAATACTCACAATGCTAGGGTTTTTAGTTGGAGAAATTACAGCAGCATCAATTTTACTATAAGAAAGAGCACCCACATGAGCCGGCAAGCTCGGGTACTCAAAGATTGAATCAAGTTAAATATAACATATTGGAGGGAAAAGTCAAATGATTAAAGCAGAATACAAAAAAAATGAAGCAATGAAGTTAAAGATATCCGGTGACTTGGAGACTATTTGGTGTGAAACACTTGAGATTTTGAAAAATTTTCACGCATCAATTTCTAGAACAATGAGTAAGGCGGAGGCAGATTCATTTATTGATTCTTTGGCATTTTTAAGTAAGTTATCAAGTGAAGAATTTGAGGGAAACGCTGGAGAGGTACTTTTTGACAAATTTTTAGCAGAGAGAAATAGTAACAATTAACCATACATATAAGAAAGAGAGGAAACGAAAATGAGTTTAGAAGTAACAATCAATGTACCAGGATTAAAAGAATTATCAGAGGCGCTTATGCAGCTGGCAGTTGCAATGGGAGGAAAATCTGTACAAATGGACGGGGCAGCTGTCGGACAAGCCGTACACGAACAGCTGAGTACGGAAGAAGTTCCTTGGGGGAATGCATCCGTTCCACAGCAGAACACAACGGGGGCAGTACCAACTCCTTCAGTACCAGTACAAGCATCAGCACAGTCAATGCAGGCACCTGCAGCAGTACCGACATCTGAACCGACGTATACAAGAGATGATCTGTCTAAGGCAGCCATGCAGCTGATGGACAAGGGGATGCAGGCGCAGCTTATGCAGCTGATCCAAAGCTTTGGAGTAGCATCTTTGATGGAGCTTTCACCGGAACATTATGGGAACTTTGCGACAGGACTTCGCGGAATGGGGGCGCAGATCTAATGAATCATCAGGAGAGAACACATGCGGTCTTAAGTGCATCGGGAGCACATCGATGGCTCCTGTGCACTCCGAGTGCAAGACTGGAAGAACAGTTTCCGGATACCACATCAGACGCGGCCAGAGAAGGAACTCTAGCGCATGAACTGGCCGAGATGAAACTGAGACATTATTTTCAGACAAAAGAGTTTGGAAAACGGAAATATAACGCCGAGGTTAAAAAGCTGAAAACCGAAGAGTTGTGGCAGGATGAAATGGACGGTTATACAGAAATCTATAAGGATTACATTAAAACGCTTGCGCTTTCATTTCCGGCAGAACCTTATTCGGCGATTGAAAAGAGGGTGGATTTTAGTCAGTATGTTCCGGATGGATTTGGAACTGCAGACTGCATCCTGTTAAGTGGTAATACGTTGCACGTAATTGACCTCAAGTATGGAAAAGGGGTGCCAGTCAGCGCAGAAGAAAATCCACAGATGATGTTGTATGCGCTCGGTGCATATCAGGCATACAGTTTTTTATACGACATTCAGAGCATCCATCTTGTGATCATACAGCCTAGATTAGACAGTATTTCAGAATGGGAATGTCCATTAGGGGAATTACTTGAATTTGCAGAATATGTAAAGGATCGTGCGAAACTGGCAATCAATGGAGAGGGAGAGTTCTGCCCCGGAGAAAAACAGTGTCGGTTCTGCAGGGCAAAAGCACAGTGCAGGGCAAGGGCAGAAGAAAACGTAAAGCTGGCTTTTAATCCGGATAAAGGAAAACTTCCGCCGCTGATCAGTAACGAGGAAATGGGGAAATATCTCGCCTACGGAGAAGATGTGGCTAAATGGCTTTCAGACTTAAAAGAACATGCATTGAAAGAATGCCTTGCTGGACATGAGGTTCCTGGATGGAAGGCAGTAGAAGGAAGGGGTTCACGCGACTGGACTGATATGGATGCAGCGTTTGAAGCGTTGAAGGAAAAAGGAATTGCAGAAGAAATTCTGTACGAAAAGAAAGCATTAACACTTGCACAGGTAGAAAAAACAATCGGGAAGAAAGATTTCGCGGAGATGGTCGGCAGTATGGTCGTAAAGAATCCGGGCAAGCCAACCCTTGTGAAGGAATCCGATAAGCGAGAAGCAATCACAAATAAAATCACAGCCGAAAAGGCATTTCAGGAGGAGCAATAATCATGGAAAATTTAACAAACGTAACAACAGGAAAAGTAAGATTATCATATGTACATGTATTCAAACCATACGCGTATCAACCTGGACAGGAAGAAAAATTTCAGGTAACCATCCTGGTACCAAAGACAGATATGGATACGATGAACCGGATCAATGCAGCAATTGAAGCTGCTAAGCAGAGAGGGGTTTCAGATAAATGGAACGGAGTGTGTCCTCCAATCGTTCCGACTCCGGTATACGACGGTGATGGCGTGAGACCATCAGACGGGATGGCTTTTGGTCCGGAGTGTAAAGGACACTGGGTATTCACTGCGAGTGCAAAAGCAGACTATCCACCGGAAGTTGTAGATGCAAATCTGAATCCGATCATCAATCAGTCAGAGATTTACAGTGGTATTTATGCAAGAGTAAATGTGAATTTCTTCCCGTATGCATTTGGCGGAAAGAAAGGAATCGGGTGCGGGCTTGGACCGGTGCAGAAACTTGCAGACGGAGAAGCGCTTGGAGGGAGTACACCCAGTGCATCCCAAGTCTTCGGAACAGGAGCGATGCAAGGGTACGGACAAAACGGAAATGCGGGAGGAATCAACCCAATCACTGGCTTACCAATGTGATGACGTTTTGGTGGATTATGTAGCATATGCTGGTGGAAATACAGTTACGGGAACAGTATCCGTAGCGAAGAATGCTTCTGAAAAAGAAATTGAGGAATGTATTAAGGACGATATTGTTGAATCAATTCAATTTTCAATATGTCCATAAATCAGAAAAGGGGCATATGCCCCTTTTTGTAACAGGAGGGACGCAGATGTTAAGGCATTTGAGTATAGACATTGAAACAAAGAGCAGCGTGGATATCGGAAAAGCCGGATTGTACAGATATGCACAGTCAGAAGATTTTGAAGTGTTATTGTTTGCTTATCAGATGGATGATGGAGAAGTTGAGCTTGTGGATTTGGCACAGGGAGAGCAGATCCCGGAAAATGTACAGCTGATGCTGAAAGATGCGGCTGTTGTAAAACATGCATACAATGCAGCGTTTGAATGGTATTGCCTGAATCGTGCCGGTTATGAGACACCATTAGAACAGTGGAGATGTACTATGATACATGGACTGTATTGTGGTTACACAGCCGGATTGGATGCGACCGGAAAGGCAATCGGACTTCCGCAGGACAAGCAGAAACTGACAACCGGAAAAGCATTGATCCGGTACTTCTGCGTTCCATGTAAACCGACAAAGAGCAATGGAAATCGGACATGGAATCTCCCGAGACATGCACCGGAGAAATGGGAATTGTTCAAGGAATACTGCAAACAGGACGTGGTAACAGAGCGTGCAATATTAAAACGCCTGAATTATTTTCCGGTTCCGGAAGAAGAACAGGAGTTATGGCAGCAGGATATCCGGATGAACGCCTTTGGTGTGCGCGTGGATTCGAAACTGATTGAAGGAGCCCTGACGATAGACGGAGTGAGCAGTGCGGAGCTGACAGAAGAGGCGATGAATATTACAGGGCTGCAGAATCCAAATAGTACAGTGCAGTTGAAAGCATGGGTGGAAAAAGAACTTTCAGACAGCTTAGAGATGGATGTGGAACTTCCGGGACTACGGAAAGAAGACGTCTCCATGCTTTTGGAAAGAAACGATCTCCCCAAGGAAATAAGGCGTGTGCTCGAAATACGGCAGCAGCTTGGGAAGACATCCATTAAGAAATATGTGGCGATGGAAACGGCCAAGGGTGCAGATGAGCGCGTACGCGGTCTGACACAGTATTATGGGGCGAATCGCACCGGGAGATGGGCGGGACGGCTTGTGCAGTTACAGAATCTTCCGAGAAATTATTTGAAGACATTGGACTATGCAAGACAACTTGTGAAGCAAAAGAATTATGACGGGATAAGGTTCTTGTATGGAAATGTTCCGGACACGCTTTCCCAACTGATCAGAACAGCCTTTATCCCATCGGAGGGACATAAATTTGTAGTTGCCGATTTTTCTGCGATTGAGGCACGCGTGATCGCATGGCTTGCAGGGGAACAGTGGGTAAACGAAGTATTTGCTACTCACGGAAAGATTTATGAAGCAACGGCATCTCAGATGTTTCATGTGCCGATTGAAAAGATTGTAAAAGGAAACCCGGAATACAGTCTTAGACAGAAAGGAAAGGTTGCGACACTTGCGCTTGGATACCAGGGAGGAACAGCTGCGCTGATCGCGATGGGAGCATTGAACATGGGACTGGCAGAAGAGGAACTTCCGGATATTGTGCAGAGATGGAGAAATGCGAATCCGAGAATCCGAGATTTGTGGTATGCGGTGGAACAGGCAGCGCTTACAACGATGCAGACAGCTCAGCCACAGGGCATCAACGGTTTGATTTTCCGGTATGAGGGAGAGCTGATGTATGGACAGAGCTTCCTGACAGTACAATTGCCAAGTGGGCGAAAACTTTTTTACCCGAAACCGTTCTTAAAGGAAAATCAGTTCGGGAAGATGGCAATCCATTATTATACAGTCGGACAGCAGACAAAAAAATGGGAAGTGGCATCTACTTATGGAGGAAAAATGACGGAAAATATCGTGCAGGCAATCGCAAGAGACTGTTTAGCTGAAACCCTCAGAAGGATTGGGCAATTAGGCTTGCAGGTCGTATTCCACGTACATGACGAGGTTATCATTGATGCGCCGATGGAAGTAACGGTGGAACAAATCTGTGACTTGATGGCGGAACCAATCAGCTGGGCACCGGGTTTGCTCTTAAAGGGAGCCGGATTTGAAAGCAGTTATTATATGAAAGACTAGGAGGAAACAGATGGATTACAATAGAAAATTATGGATCAGCACGGCCGGAACCAGAAAGGCAACGTACTGGCCGAAGAATGAAATCATGTGGTCTGATTTTGTGGACCGTCTGAAAAATCCGGTGAGAAGTTCTGAAACAATGGAGGAATATCTGGCGCTGGGGAAAAGCCAGCAGGCGGAATTGAAGGACGTAGGTGGATTCGTAGGCGGCACCTTTATAAATGACAGGAGAAAGAGCTCTTATGTACAAGGAAGGGATATTTTGACTTTGGATATGGATAATATCCCCGCAGGACAGACGGATGAAATATTGAAAAGAGTATCAGGGCTTGGATGTGCGGCTGCAGTCTACAGTACAAGGAAACATACAGGATATGCGCCAAGACTGAGGGTGCTGATCCCGTTAGACCGAACGGCGACCTCTGATGAATATGAGCCGGCAGCAAGAAAAGCAGCAGCGCTGATCGGGATCGAGTTCTGTGATCCAACGACATTTGATGCAAGCCGGCTGATGTACTGGCCAAGCTGCTGTAGTGACGGAGAATATATTTGTAAGAGTTATGATCATCCATTCTGCAGTCTGGACGGATTGCTCGGGATGTATCAGGACTGGAAGTGTGTGAGTGAATGGCCACAGGTACCGGGAAGTGATGCGATCGAGCGCAGAAGACTTGCAAGGCAGGAGAATCCGTTAGAGAAAAAAGGAATCATTGGAGCGTTCTGCCGCACTTATACGGTCACGCAGGCAATGGAGAAATTTATCCCAGGCATGTATGAAGCAACAGATATTCCGGGGAGATATACATACACTGGTGGATCCACAACAGGTGGGGCAATCCTGTACGATGGCGATCTGTTCTTATATTCCCATCATGCGACGGATCCATGCTCCGGACAGCTTGTGAATGCATTTGACTTGATCAGGCTGCATATGTTCTCCGACAGGGATAAGGAAGCAAAAGAGGCGACTCCGGTGAGTAAGCTTCCATCTTTCCAGGCAATGTCAAAGTTGGCAAGGGAAGACAAGACCGTATCAGGGCTTGTAGTAAAAGAGAAGTTTGAACAGGCAAAAGAAGTCTCCGGCATGAATCCGGCGGAGAATGAAAACGTAGACTGGGTCTTAAGACTTACAAGAGACGGAAATAACCGGATTGAAAAAACAATCAATAACGTGACCATGATCTTGGAGAATGATCCTTTTTTAAAAGGAAAGATTGTGACGGATGAGTTTGCAAGCTGTGGCATGGTGCGTGGGAGCCTCCCGTGGAACCAGAGAGAGGGAAAGCGGAGATGGGAAGATGTGGACTATGCCGGATATTATCGCTATATGGAGACGTTTTACGGGATTACAGGCAAGGAAAAGCTGGACAATGGTCTTCTGATCGTCAGCAGTCAGAACAAGGTCAATGAGGTGAAGGAATACCTGACAAGTCTCAAATGGGACGGTGTAAAGCGGGTGGATACGCTTCTTTCGGATTATCTTGGGGCTGATGATAACCTCTATACGCGTGCAGTAATACGGAAATCATTGTGTGCTGCAGTGGCAAGGGGAATCTTAGGCGGTGTGAAATACGATTACATGCCGATCTTTGCAGGACCGCAGGGGATTGGAAAGAGTACATTTCTTGCAATTCTTGGAAGAGAGTGGTTTTCGGATTCCCTCACAAGTTTCGAAGGAAAAGAGTCTGCGGAGCTGATACAGGGAACCTGGATCAATGAAGTCGGGGAACTGACGGCGATGACGAAGCAGGAGACCAGTGCGGTCAAACAGTTTCTGAGCAAGACGCATGATATCTATAGGGCCGCTTATGGCCGTACTACGAACAAATACCCAAGACGGTGCGTATTCTTCGGTACAAGCAACGACAGCGAGTTTTTAAGGGATTCCACGGGGAACAGAAGGTTCTGGCCGGTGGATGTAGGAGAACATAAAGCAAAGAAATCGGTATGGCAGCATCTCCCTTTGGAAGTGGATCAGATATGGGCTGAAGCCTATATGTACTGGGCAATGGGGGAAGACTTGTTTTTACCGAAAGAGATTGAAAAACTGGCAGAAGAACAGCAGGAAAAACACAGGGAGTCTTTTGCAAAAGAAGGTGTGATAAGGGAATTTTTGGAAAGGAAACTTCCTGTGAACTGGGATGCAATGAACCTGATGCAGAGGCGGCAGTACCTGCAGGGAGGAATGCAGGCACCTAAAAATGAAGAACTGATAGAACGTAGAAAAGTATGTGCTGCAGAGATTTGGCAGGAATGCTTTGGAAGTGATATCAAGTACATGGGAAAAAGAGACAGTATGGAGATCAATAATATTTTATCAGGAATACCAGGGTGGAAAAGGAACCGGACTTCGCAGAGATATGGCTTTTATGGAACTCAAAGAGGGTTTGAAAGGGTGTCAACAATGTAGGACGACATGCGTAAACAAAGTCCGAAATTGTCAACAAAAGGACAAAAAATGCAAAAATTAGAAAAATAACAAGTTTGTTTACATGTTGACGGGATTGTTGCAAAGATGTTGACACGAAAAATCGCAGAAATACAACATTTATAAATATATGTCAACAATGTCAACAAACTTTTATATAAAAATAAAAAAATAAAAATAAAGAGTACACGTACGCTATATGTACTACATAACGCGCATAATAGGGGGTACACATACGCGTGCGAGGTTGTAGATGTTGCAGGAGGTGCGAAAATGTTAGAGATAGAGATTGAGAAAATATTGGTGACAGAAGTGAAGAAGTTGGGAGGTAAGGCATATAAGTTTGTCAGTCCCGGCAACAGCGGGGTACCGGACCGGATTGTAATATTCCCGAAAAAACCCCCGGTATTTGTGGAATTGAAAACGGACACAGGCGTGCTTACGAACCTGCAGACTGTACAGGTGAAAAGGCTGAGAGAACTTGGCCAAACGGTGGAAGTAGTAAAGGGGATAGCCGGATTGATCAAATTTTTCGGGAAATACGGATATCCGCAAGTAAGCATTCTACTTTCCGGAAAATACAAAGGGGTGAAAACAGATGGAGTTTAAACCACACGGCTATCAGAAACACTGTATTGAAAAGATCATCGAGATAAAAAAAATCGGGTTATTTCTCGATATGGGACTGGGAAAAACGATCACAACATTAACGGCCGTGAAGGAATTGAAATATAACCGGTTTGAAGTACGGAAAGTGCTTGTGATCGCACCGAAGAAAGTGGCCGAAGGAACATGGACCAAGGAGAAAGATAAATGGGAGCACACGAAGGTGCTGAGGGTATCGCAGGTACTTGGAAGTCAGACAAAACGCATCCGTGCACTGAACACACCGGCGGACATCTACATCACCAACAGGGAGAACGTAGTGTGGTTAGTGGATTATTACCGGAACAGTTGGCCGTTTGACATGGTGGTGATCGATGAATCCAGCAGCTTTAAGAGCCATAAAGCAAAACGGTTTAAAGCACTTGCGGGTGTGGGAACAAGGATCAACCGTCTTGTAGAGCTTACGGGAACCCCATCCCCGAACGGACTTGATGACCTGTGGGCACAGATCTATCTGTTAGACGGAGGTGAACGACTCGGAAAAAGATATACACAGTTCCGGGAACGGTATTTTGATCCGGGAGAACGCGGGAACAATGTAATATATAACTACAAGGCGAAGCAGGGGAGTGAGGAAAGCATCCTGAAAATCATTTCCGACATCTGCATCAGCATGAAGGCAGAGGATTATCTGCAGCTTCCGGATGTGACATACCATCCTGTAACCGTTACCCTGGATACAAAAGCAAGAAAGGCATATCAGGAACTGGAGAGAAAAATGGTGCTGGCACTTCCGGAGGATGAAGAAGAAATCAGTGTGACAAGTGCAGCGGCGCTGAGCAATAAACTTCTGCAGCTTGGGAACGGTGCGATTTATGACGAAGACCGGAACGTGCATGAAATCCATAACTGCAAGATTGAGGCATTCATGGAACTGGTGGAATCCCTTCAGGGAAAACCGGCATTAGTGTTTTATAATTTCCAGCATGACAAGGAGCGGATCCTAAAGGCACTTGCAAAGACAGGGTTACGCGTAAGGGAGTTAAAGACCACACAGGATGAGGATGACTGGAACAATCGTGAAATTGATATCCTTCTGACGCACCCGGCAAGCAGTGCCTATGGTTTGAACCTACAGCATGGAGGAAACCATGTAATCTGGTTTGGCCTTACCTGGAATTACGAACTGTATACCCAGGCAAATAAAAGGCTGCACAGGCAGGGGCAGACGGAGAAGGTAATCATCCACCAGCTGGTATGCGAGGGGACGAGAGATGAAGATGTAGTACAGGCACTGGAACGAAAAGATGATGTACAGAATTATGTGATGCAGAGTCTGAAAGCAAGGATAAAACGGATTAAGGAGGAATCAGGAAGATGAAAATTAGAATTTCAGCAACAGGAAGAAGTGTCTCACTGGACATTGAGAATCAAGAAATTGCGGAGGCAGTATTTAATAAGCTTGCAATTATGCTTTTGGGAATCTCGAAGGAATATCAGGATAAGAGAAAGAATGTCGGCCAAAAGAAGAAAACGCCGGAGATAATCGTTCATGAGCAGGAAGAAAAGGAAGCCATAGAGGATGAACCGGCAGAAGCTGAAA